GATAATTTAACAGATATGAAAACAGGTACTAAAGACCAAAAAAATCTTATGTCTGCAGAAGGTTATCATGAGCCATATTCACTAGGTTCAATTCCTGGGATTACTAATGTAAATGATACATTATTTATTGGACGAAATGTTCCACCTATTCCATATGTTTCAGCAATTATGTCTACAACTAGTAAACGAAATATTGGTACTACTTTAACTGATATTTTAGCTCAGGATACTAAATTTCATTCAGCTAAAAATACGCCTGATTACAAAAAAATTAAACAAGCTATTCGTGATATTAATCGAGCATTTGAAGACGATGTTAAGAAAAATAAATTAGTAAAAGATTTAGAAGTAAAACTACGCCCTATCTATGATGAAAATGATAATGTCACAGATTTTAGAGTAATTATGAATCATGCAACTAGGGAAAAATTATTAAAACCAGATTTAGAAATTCAAAATGTTTTTGCACATATGCAATCTTCTTTTATTGATCGAAAAGCTACATTAGTTAATGATAAGAGAACTATAGAATTATTAGTTTATGAACAAAAGGAAAGATTGCCTGATCATCCTAAAGAATTTATTGATTTCTTAGATCCTGAAAATGGATTTATTGATCGGTATTACAGATTACCTAAAGAAGTTAGAATGTATATGGATAGGTTTACCAAAAATGGGACATTTATGGTTAGAAAAGATGCGATTAATAAAATCTTTGGATATCAAGCCAGTGATTTTAGAAATGCATTCTTTTTACAACATCCGAACATGGCCCATGTTAAACGTATTGCTGGTTTATTTCACTATATATTGAGACAAGTTGTTGGTTATGGAAAAGATAGAATAGTTGTTGCTATGCCACAAGTCTGGTTATTTAATGCATATTCTAATATCGCGCAATTAACTATGAGAAATATTCCATTTACTTATACTATTCATAAAATTATTGAAGGTTTTCATTCATATGAAGCATATCGTGATGATAGGGATAGACAACGAGAGTTAATTAATATAATTAATATTAAAAAATTAGATAAAAAAAGAAGTAAAGAAGCTATAGAACTAGCGGCAGTAAATGTACGGTTAGTAAATAATAAGATTCATCAAATGAGTGAAATGGGATTAAATTCGCTTATTGTGGAGGATTTAAATGATGCTTCCTTAGATGGATACATAAATAGAGGACGACGATTTCTTAAAACAAATCCTTGGATTCAAGAGCGAAAAAATCTTCCACTATCTACAGCTGGTACAATAGCATCGAGTATTATGATGACTAAAAATACAGGACCATATCAGCTAATGAGACAGTTTGTTCAATTAACGGACTTTTTAGGTAGGTATGTTATGATACAACATGCTATGGAAGTAAGAGGATTGGATTTTAATACAGCTATGCATGAAGCTCTTGATGCATTTGTATTATTTGATGAGGCGCTACATCCTGCATTAGAAGCATTAGATGCTACAGGAGCGACTGTCTTTATGTCTTATTTTTTACGTAATCAAAGAGCATCGCGTCAAATAGCAATGAGGAATCCTACAGGAGTTGCGATATCAGGAGGGATTCAATATGGTACAGGAATACCAACATTAGGAAATGTAGATAGTTCATTTATTGCTGGGGATATAACTCCTAATGTAATGTATTTAGATGAATTATTTGATGAAGCTAACAACCCAACAGGAGCTGACTTATTAGCCGATGTACTACGAGGATTGTTTGGTGACTAGGTGTCTTCTTCATTTTCATAAATAGCTGCTTTACATATATAAAAAACAAGCATTGCAACTACTAATCCAATTACTATTGGAAGTATAACGACTGATCCTAGAAGTACAACTAAAATACCTCCAAGAGTCAAGCCGGTATAGATAAAACTTCGTGTATTAATCCATGCATTTTTTAATTGTTGTTTCATAAATTCCTCATGAAAATAAAGATTCAGTATCTAACTTTTCTACTTTAGGAATTGTAGCTTCTACTTCTTTATGCATAAGTTCATGTTGTTCTTCTTCTTCTTCTAATTCTTTAGATGCCGCTGCCAAACCTTCAGCTGCCATCTTTTCAATTCTATCTTTCTTAATAGTAGCTGCCATAGCTTCTGTTTCAATTGTCTCATTGATCATAACCTGTCCTTTAACTTCTCCTTTTTCTTCAGGAGTAAGTCTACGGCCTTTTTCTCTTTCTAATTCATGTAAAGCCATCTCTTCTGCAGTTCTACGTCTTCCATTTTTACGACCATATTCCCATTTAGATCTGCTATTAGTAGCTCCTACCGGTATAGAGATTGCTTTTTCTGCTTCTTTTTTTCTTAATGCTTCTATTATTATAGATTCAATATCTAAATCAATTTCTATTTTCATTCTTCCTCCGTGTGGTTTAACCCATAGTGAGCAATCATTAATGCATCGGCTCTACCATCTAGTAGACCGCCTCTTTTACCATGTAGTTCTGCATTCGGATACAATCTTTGAGCTATCTTAGCTACTTCTTTTTTAATAGCTTTACCTTTAGCAGTTACGCCTATAAATTTTTGCCATACTTTAGGAGTAACTGTAATAGATAATTCGTGATTATATAGTTCGGCAACAGCAGTAATCTTTCCAATGTTTTTACCAAATCCAAAATTAGATTTAGCTGACATACCAAACATAGAATGCACGTCTTCTATCCAAAATATCCTTAGTTTATAATCGAATTTTTCTACTAACCAATTATGGATATCTATAATACTATTATTTTTTAAATCTAACAGGGCAACGCTGTCTGGATTCTCTGAATCCAGAACAGCGATTGCCCCATTAGTCCCCGGATCAATCCCCGCAATTAACATTAATTAGCGAATAAAGATCCCTGTTTAACAACGGGAGCTTGATCCATAATGTTAGCAGCAGAGGTATTTTTACTTTTACTACTTTTATCTATAACAGTGCCTGTATTCTTATTGGCCCATTTATCGAACATAGTAGCTTCTTCATTTTTAGTAATTTCTTCAGCAGTTTTACCTTCCATATTTCCAAAGAATTTACATTGATTTAGAGTACGAGACTCTCCAGTTGAAACATATTCACCAGACCCATTTTTAGCTTGTTTATCTTCAATAACTTGATGAACAGCTACTTTAACCGGTTTATTGATTAAATTTGTGAGTACTGGCCTTTCAGCAGGTGCCTCTTTTTTCAACTCTGCATTGTATACATTGATAGTTTTCTTCTCGGCGGCTTCCATACACTTAGATAGACGTTCACCTGTCGTAGCTATGCATAAAGAGTTTGCAACTGAATACCCTGGAAGAGGATATTCTTTACCATCTTTAGTATAGGTAACTTTATTACCTTTAGGTTTACCTGATCTAATCCAGAAAGATTCCCGTAATTCTTTACCTTCTGCATTCTCTAAAACAATATTAAAACTTACTGCTTCAGAAGCTGATTGATTTAAATATACTAATTTAATTGTGGTGTCATATACACCAGATTCCCATGCAAATCCACCACCTACTCTTTCAATAGATTGTGTTTCTGCATTTTTTGGAAGTTCCCATTCACTCATATGCTTCTCCTATTTGATTATTAATAAATCATGTATTAGTAGCTTTCTTTTGTTGTTCAAGATATTGATCCAATATTTTAGTAAATTCTTTAACAGTACAACCTGGTTTTCGTTTTAAAGTTTCTGCAGCAATTTCTTGTACTACACCAAATCCCATTTCTGTAGCAACATGTACCATATTATTTATCTGATCAATTCGTGTTTTATCTAGAGTAATTTTATCGCGATTATTATCTATAATCTCATCATTACCTGGATGACTCATAATATTCCTTTCTATAAAATAAATGCCTCTCTTCTAGACCCGTGCGAAGCATAGAAGAAAGGACTAGTGTTTTATAACTCTTCAGTTAAATAGGCCCATAGAAGAGGAGGACCTCATAAGGAAGGCACTATAGTCCTATCTGGCACATTATATCATTTATAATATTCATGTAATCGATTAATCACATTTTGTAAATTATTATCTATATAAGTTTCTTTTGCATCCCACATTCCCATTGGACTGCGGATTCTTTCATTTACTGTTTCTTTAGTTAACCGAGTTTGGAATACATATTTAAACCCTTGATTAGTATCATCTGCAGTAACTTTAAATAATTTTGATTTAGCATTTTTATCATCTAATTTACCTAAAGGAATTTTCTTGGTAGAGATGACACACGTAAAGAAACTTTCAATTCCTTGATTCATTAATGAGCCTTTTACTTTAACCATAGTCTCATTTACCATTTCAGCTTCATTTAATACGTCGGAAGTATGTGCCAAAAATACTACATTCTTTGTAGATTTGGCGACTACTTGAGACATCAATACTTTCATATATTGTGCGTATTGTCCCCATGCTTGCATAGTGTTTGTAGAAGTAAGTACTTTAGTACTTTCGTACATATCCATGAGATAAGTCAATGTATCTATAACTATAGTATGTATATCTGGCATTTTTTCTGCTTCTTCAAATGCTTGATATACTTGAGT